TCTATAAAGGATTATGGTTCCATGGATGAATATATACTGGATAATTATAATTATGAATTATTTGGAAAAAATGAGAAATGGACACAACTAGAAACTATTGGACATAAAGAAATTCAGCATTTTATACCTAACATAATACTTATTTCATATAACTATAATAATTATTATGAAGTATTAAATTGGATAATAAAAGAAGACTATTATAAATTAATAAGTTTTTATGCTTTAAGTATATCGTATAAAATTATTAGTAATAATATTACTGCTATTAAAATGACGTGGTTTACTAATGATAAAACAGGTCTTGAAAACTAATAATTTATAATGTAAAAATGTTGTTGTTTTTTTTATATAAAATATTTATTTATAATATAAATGCGTAAGAAGAAAACAAGAAAAAAAAAGCATACAGGCAAAAACTATAGAACTTATAGTAAAGGAGGAGTTAGAGTTAGATTTAGATTTAGTAGAACTACTAGAACTAATAGAACTACTAGAACTAATAGAACTAATAGAACAACAACTCCTAGTCGAAGTTCTATTTCGGAAAAAAATGGCAGTGACATTAGAAATCATCTTGTTCAGCTTTCGAGAAGTAAGAACGAGACTGAATATAATGAGTATACAACTCAAATTAGGTTAAATGAAGATATGCTTGAAGACTTCTACAATCATTTAGATGAGAAGCTGCATACTTTTAGTTTTGACACTATAGATAGATTAGCACCGTGCTTATCTCAACTTCAAGAAGAGGCTGAACCTAAAGCTAATTTATATCTTCATTATATAAATGACATAAGCAATTCTGGTAACGTCCATGGAATACCTTTTAAAGATTATATAAAAGTTTTATCACGAAAACATTCAAAAAAACATAGTCGCTTTGTAAATGAATTAAAAAGTGATATATACAAACAACATCGTGTGTAAATAAAATTGATTTCTTCTTTTAATTATTTATTATTTATTATTAAGTTAATATGGCAACATCCGCACTCGTGTTAATGAGCTTGCTATCTAATCATAATGTTATGTCAAATATGTTTGATTTAGACTATTTAAAGAAGCAAGAGAAAAGTAGGCTTAGTCAATTTAAGAAGGAACAACGTGAAGCTAAGCGTTGTCTAGCAAGAGAATATAAGGCATTAATGATTACTAGCAAAACGCAACAACAAATGCATAATTTAAATAATTTTAAATATTATTTAAATTATAATATTAAACGGCGCTAAGCGTTAATTATTTATAGAAAACAATATAGAGCAAATTTTATAAATTATATAGGTTTTTTTTTGGACCTAACTATAATTTTTATAATTTTTATAATTTTTATAATTTTTATAATTTATATTATAATTTATATTATAATTAATATTATAAATTATATATTATATTATTAATAATGAGTGTAACTATTGATGATGATGTTTATAATATAAAGCTAGCTAATTTTGATAAACAAAATTTTATAAATAGTGAAATTTCAAATAGAAATATTCCATCGGGTGGATTAACTATGAATTTTTCATTTAGGCCAGTAAATACTAAATATACATTTATGCCGACGGTTGCTCCGTTAACAAAATCAGTAGAACCTATATTAAATTATACTAATTATGATACTAGTTCTGTTTTCTTTCCAGGAACTAGAAAAATGCATTACTGCGGATTTGCTTCTAATATAGATCGAGAGTCTACTTTGAGAAATCAATTCTTTGCTCTCCAAAAAGCGGATCAAAAAGATTATATTCCACCTAGCACTAGTGATTTATATGAAAACAATATAAATTTTATTACAAATAATGAAAATTTAGATGGCCATTTATTATTTAGAGAACAGCAATTTCAAGACTTTAATCCAAATAGATTTTCAACAATTGGAAACGAGTTATTTAATAATTCGACACGAGTTCAATTAAAAAATATAAAATAAATTTATAATAAAATGCTTAATAATAGCACAAAATTAAAAGAAAATAAAGAAAAAAAAGAAAATAAAGAAAGTAAAGAAAGTAAAAAAAAAACAAAACAATTAAAAGTGGTAAGTATAGATTTGATTGAAGAGCAAGAACAAGAGCAAGAAAAAAAAGAAATAAAAGAAGAAAAAGAAGAAAAAGAAGAAAAAGAAGAAAAAAAAATAATAGAAGAAAAAAAAGAAAAAACCGAACTACTTATTAATAATATAGACTTACGTTATTTTGCTAATCAAAACATTAACCCATCTTTTAAAACAAATAAATTAGAGCAATTACTAAGCAACAATTATTTATTAAAAGATATTTACGCTAATATAGAAGAAAACATAACCACTTACAAAGAACATATAATTAAATATAATACAACAACTTTAGAAAAAATTATAGAAAATAATGATGATGCTAAAATAGCAAGTGGAGAGAAATACAAACTCTATTATTTGTTATATGTATTAAATTTAATAGCTTATTTAAAAGAAAAAAAGATAAAAAACTCTATAAAAGAAGAACTTAAAGACTTTAATAATAATAACAATTATTGCGACGACGCCTCTTTAAATGATTTCAATATATATAATACAACACTAGATAGTATGTGTGCTAAAAAACACATAACAAATTTAGATTTGTTTGTTGTTAGAAAAAGCTCAAATACTAAAAGAAAAATACTTCCACAAAAACGCAGTTAAAAATTTATTTTATATTTATATATTAAATAATAAATATAAAATAATATGTATAATACATTTAAAAAACTAAGTCGCAAATTTAAAAAAATTACGCGTAAATTTCGCAAACTTAAATGCTCTCCATATCAAACAAAATATGTAGATAGTGAATTAAAACATTATACATGCTATACGCGTAATAATTTAGAATTATTTAAAAATGTATGGAATGCTAATAATAATGACAAAATTTTGACTAATAATAGTAAAGAAATATGGGATTTTTTCAAGCAAAAATTAAATAGGCAATGTTACGATGAATTATGTTGGTTAGAAAAAACGCCATTAAGTAAAGTTAATAATAAAGAATTATTAATAAAAGAAATATTTAAGCCATTTTCTCATCATAGTTGGTCGTCAAAACCCAATACTTGGCTCTCGAGTGTTGATATAACTAAAATAATGAAACAATATGAAAAATCTCATAAATATTTTAAGTTTATAGGCCCGTCTCCTATTGATTTTGATGCTAAAGAAATGTTTTCTACTTGCGTGTGGGAGCAATTATGTAACTTTAATTTAGAAAACCATATTAAAAATAAGATTAACAAAATAGGAGTAATATTTAACACTGATCCTCATAATAAACCTGGAAAACATTGGATATCTTTATTTATTGATTTGACTAAAAAGTTCATTTTTTATTTTGATAGTAATGGAACAAGAATGCCAAAACAAATTAAAGTATTAATAGACAGAATAGTAGATCAAGCACATAATTTAAATATTCAATTAACAGTAGATGACAATGAAGGCTTTACTCATCAATATGGCGATGGACAATGTGGTATGTATGCGCTATATTTTATAATAGAATTATTACAAGAAAATAAAAATTATAGTTATTTTAAAAATACACGCATAAAAGACAGCACAATGAAAAAATATAGAAAAAAATATTATAATGAGGCGAACATAAAAATGAATTCAGTATTTAATGATTAGCTATTAATAGCTATTAATTGGATTATAAAAAAACATTTTTATTGTAAAAGCGTCACTATTTTGTCATAATATGTTTTATCGATTTCGCAACCTTTAAATAGTCGTTTAGTGTTTTTACAAGCTAGCGCAGTTGTTCCAGAGCCTAAAAATGTATCTAATATTGTATCGCCTTCATTTGAATGTTTTTTAATGAGTTCTTCAAATAGCGCTTAACTCTTTTGCGTAGGATGAAACCTATTTTTACCGCCTTGTAACGGATAACTATAAATGCCGTTGTCATAACTGCTATTAAATGTTGGATTGCTGTCTTTAACACCTAATAGTGCGATCTCTCTTGTATTAGTTAAATAATTGACTTTACTTTTTGAATTATAATTTGTAATTCCTTGTTGCTCACATTGTAGCATAAGCTCTGCTTTAGTTAATTTTGCTAACTCCATAACTTGGCTATAATGCATTACTTAATAGTTGTATATTAATTATTCAATTTTTAAATTTTTAAATAATTAATATGTTATATTATTAAGACAAATTCGTCTGTGTATGCGTAATGTTCCATAATTTTTCTAAGCTCCATATAGGAGTGCGCTTATTTAGCGCCCATAATGAAATGCGATTTACATAATGGCGACAATCGTTAATACCTAATATATATTTTTTATGTATAGTTTTTTCAAATAGTTCCACTTCTTCCAACGATTTGCTGGTTTCACCCCAATATATGGTTTTATTTGGAACATTTTCGGGTATATAAAATCTATATAGCTTATCAAGAAATGTTTGTTGTTTATTTGAAACAATTATTCTATTAACATTAGCATCATTAGCATCATTATTTATATTAATAGTATTAATTGTTTTATAATCGCATTTATTTGATTCGCAAAAAGGGCGATAATCGTATCTTAATATACTATTGTTATTTTTAAAACTTATTCCAATATGATATAAATTGAAGTCATCATTAAATCGTTCCAAATGTAAATGAACCTGAGTTTTAGGAGTATTTAGTGGCATACAAAAAAACGAGGCTTTATGAATTCCTAAAAATAGCAGTGCTAATTTAAGCATTATAATATTTTATATAAAATAACACATTATATTTTTATATAAATTACAAATTAAAGTGTTAAATTTGTAGTATATTATATGGCAAAATTAAATAGTAATGCAAATTTAAATAGTAATACAAATTTAAATAGCAACGCAAGTTTTATAACAAGTAAAGAAAATAAAGAAGTTTTATGGAATGTGTTATATAACAATAAAGTATTTA